GTGTGCACCGTGTCGTCGTTGTACAGCGACATCAGCTCCTGCACGCGCATCTTGGTGCCGTGCGTCATGTCGTCCGGGTCGACGAGGATCGCGTGGTGCTTCTCGCCCTTCGGGTTCTTGAAGTCGATGCGCATGTGTGTCCCCTTCTGCGCTCAGTAGGTGGTGACGGCGTTGTTCAGCAGGCAGGAGATCGGCGCGAGGCCGCCCGAGCTGCCGACGTCCGTGGAGTTGGCCAACGCTTTCCAGGACATCTCGTAGCCGATGGGCGTCTCCCTGACCTGGGAGCCGGTGTCGTACACCGACTTGGTCATCGTGGCCGTGAGCTTTCGGACGTTCTCGTCCGTGCCGCCGTTGTCGATCGTGACGACGAGGGCCTGCTGCGCGCCCGCGAGGTAGTCCAGGAGCGGCTGCTCGTTCCGCGCCGAGAACGTCAACTTCCCCGCGACGGTGAGCGCGCCGCGGGCGATCGAGTACGGGTTCTGCGTGCCGTCGGCGAGCTGGTCGGGCGTCAGCGCCCGGGTGAGCGTGTACGACCACTCCCGCACCGGCACGACGCTCCCGGCCACGGTGACGGTCGACCGCCACGCCGGGATGACCTCCTCGGCCGTCACGGTGTTCGTCGGCGCGGCCGAGGCGGGCGCGCTGCCGTAGGAGGTCCATTTGCCCTCGATGGTGCACAGGCCGGTGGCGTTGCCGGAGAACGTCAGCTCCGACAGGCACGCGTACGCGTACGCGCGGGCGCCGACGGTCGCGGTGATGCCCTGCCGGTCGGTGATGGTGTGCGCCGGCGGCTGCCCATCACCCGAGTTGAGCAGCGTGAACGTGTGTGGGTAGACCCCGGACACGGCGGTGCCGACGCTGTAGCCGCCGAGGATGTTGTGCAGCAGGTACCCGGCGAAGTCCGCGAGGAAGTACGTCGACATGTCGATGGTCGCCGACTTCTTCCCGGTGACGGCGCCGTACTCGCTCGCCATCGACCCGCGAATGGCGTCGTCGACGAGCAGGCCGATGTCGTCGACCGGGTCCAACTTCGAGAACGGGAAGAACAGCGCTGGCGCGACGGCCGTCCCGTTGCTGGTCTCCTTCGCGATGCCGGCGAACGTCTGCTCGGCGGTGAACACGGTCGGGTTAGCCATCGGCCTGCTGCTCCTTCTTCTTCGCCGCGGCCTTCGGGGGCTCGGCGGGGGTCCATGCGTCATCCGGCGGCATCGGCAGTTCCTGGTCGGTGAACTGGCCGTCGGGGGTGAGCACCTGGTGGCCGGTGGTCTGGGCGATGTCGTAGGTCTGGCCGGGCTCGGCCCGGAGCGTCACCGGATGCTCGGGGTCGGTGACGTCCCGGTAGAAGCTGTAGATCAGCGTCTGATCACCGGTGTAGGTGTAGCGGTCCACGGGGTCCTCCTATGCGGTCGGGAAGTCGTGCGCGTCGAAGCGGATGACGCCGTAGGACTCGGTGCGCTCACCGTTGATGAACGGCTCCGACATGACCTTCGTGATCCCGGCGTCGCCTTCCCCGGCCTGGACGACGGTCCCGCCGAGGGTGCGGTCCGCGCGGATGTGCTCGACGATCGCGTCGAGGACGTCGTCGAAGTCGGCTTGTGCGTCCTCGCTGTGCTGCGTCTGCGCGAGGTGGTACAGGTGCAGCTCGATCGAGTACGTCTGGCGTTTGATCCCGGCCGTCGCACCCTGGATCGCGATCCGCGTCTCGTTCTCGTTCGGCAGGTGCAGGACCATCAGCGTGCCCATCGCCCGGCCCTCGGCGAGCCCGAACGTGTAGTCGCTGTCCGGGACGCGCTTGGCGAAGTACAGGCGTACGCCGGCGAGCCCGACACCAGCGAGCGGTGTCGGCCGGTAGATCCGCGAGACGGCGTCGTAGATCGACCCGCCGAAGTAGGTGGCGATGCCCGTGCGGACGGCCCGGCGGCTCACGGAACCCTCCGGTACGGCCGCAGCAGGTTCTCGGCTTCGCTCACCAGGCCGCCCGCCCGGCCGCCGGTGTCGGAGCGGCGCGCAGCCGGCCCGAACTCGGCCTCGGCGAACGGCTCCTCACTGGAGACGTCGTCGCGCAGCAGCAGCGCCACCGCGTAGGCGATGACCGCCTGCTTCACCTCGGCGGGCAGGCCAGACAGGCCCGCGCCGGTCGTGTGCGCGTTCACCAGCGCCCCGGCCAACGGCACGGTAGTCGACCCGGGGGTGTAGCCAGCCGCGACCGTCACGGCCTCCTCGGCGCCCGGATCCCAGACGCGGAGGACATCCCCCGGGAAGATCCCGGCCGGGTCCGTGACGGTGACCTGTGTGGCGCCGGCGGCCGCGTCTGCCGCGAGGACGGTTGTCGCGTACCCGGCGGTGTAGGTGATCCGCACGTACGTCCGGCCGCCAGGGCGTGCGCTCCCGAACTCGAGGCCCGCGGCTGCCCAGTTCCCGCCCGTGGCCGCCGCGGCGAGGATCTGCCGGCCGTCCTCGATCCACACGCCGGACAGGTCGCTGGTGTCGGTGAGGTTGGAGGGGCTGGCACCGTACGCCAGGGCGGTCACCTGGCGTACGGGCGTCTTCGACGGGTGGACCGCGAGGGTGCCGTCCCGCGCGGTCCGGGCCCGGAGCTGTTCGGTGACGGCGGAGGCGCCGAGGCCGAAGCCGGGGTTGACCTCGTTGTCCGCCCATGCGCTCGCGCGCAGCAGGACGTTGTTCAGCTCGTCGTCCTGCTTGTCGGCCGTGCCGCCGGGGATGAGGTCGTCGCTGTCGATCCACGTCGGCGCGGCCCGGAACTCCGGCACGGTGACGTAGGGCGCGACGAGCAGCCGGTCGGCGGGCACGATGGGCGAGGTCACGGGTTACTCGCCGTTGCCCTCGCCGGAGCCGTCACTGTCGTCCTCGGCGGACTGCTGCGGTTCGACGTTCCAGACGCCGTGCGCGCACGAAACCTGGGTGGCGTCCTTCGGCTGGTCGGCCAGGCCGTACGGGAAGTGCTCGGCGCACAGGCCGGTCTTCTTCTTACGCGCTGACATCGGTGACCTCTCTCTCGCAGGTGCCGCCGCACCGTGAGCAGCGGCGGAAGAACGAACCGAACCCGCACGCCTCGCATCGGTAGCCGGTCCGCTCCGACGTGATGCCGGACAGGGACGGGACGAACCCGCCGGCCTTGATGAGCGCTCGGGCGTCCCGGGGCGCCATGTCGTAGATGCCGTCCCGGGCCCGGTAGCGGATGCCGGTGACGCCGTCGACCTCGGCCACGGCCTTTGCGGGCGCGACGACCTTCATGAACACCTCCGGGAACGGGTGAGGCCCCGGGGCGGGGACGAGCACCCGGGGCCTCACGACAGGGGACGGTTACGCCTGGAGGCCGAGGAGCAGGCCCGACCAGGCCGGGGCGTAGTGCACGAGCGTGCCGAACATGTACGTCGACTGGTCGTAGGTGTACTGGATGACCGGCCACTCGACGGACATGTAGTCCTGCACGTTGATGACCTGCGCGGTCGCCGAGATCTCCGAGTCCGGCACCGGCAGGGTGCGGGACCGGATCATCGCCGCGCCCTTCACCATGTACGGGTGGACGGCCAGGTCGACCATTTTGCCGGTGACCTGGTTGGCGATGCCGTTGACGACGGAGCCGACCGTCGCACCGCCGGTCGCCTCGCCCTCGGTCAGAGCGATCCGGTACGCCGAGCTGGTGGCGGACTTCTTCAGGTAGTCGCCGAGCGCCCGCCGAATGTTGCCGTCGACCCACACCTCGTCCGGGTCGGCGAGCAGCTTGTTCCCTGCCAGTGCGGCCGGGTTGCCGACGTTGCCGGGCGAGAACCCGGCGCCGTACAGGCCCGCAAACGCGTCCTGGAACGGCCCGTCGCCGAGCGGCGCGCTGCCGCCGGTGAGGGAGGCGTTGACGCGCTTGAGGTAGCCGGTCTGCGCCGGGTCGGACAGCACCGACAGGAACCCGTCGTAGCCGTTGGCGTTGAACGTGGAGTCCGCGGCCGGGGCCGCCGCGCCACCCGTCGCGTACGACGACAGGGTGATGGTGGTCGTGCCGCTGGCAGTGACCGGCGAGAACGTGCCCTGGTAGGTCTCCGACCCGGACGGCCCGACGTACACGTTGTAGGCCAGCGCGCCGTTCGGCTCCGCACCACCGGTGAACGTGATGACGATGTTCTGGCCGAGGGTGACGGCCAGACCGGACGACACGGTCGCCGGCGCGGACTCGCCGCCGCCGGCCACACTGGTGATCTTCACGCCGTACGTGGCGGCGGGGATCGTGCCGGTCGAGCCGGACGCGGCGGCCGTGCAGGTCGGCGCGGCGACGGTGCCGAGGTAGCCGTTCCCGGTCGCGCCACGCCCGTACAGCAGCGCGCGCTCCTCGGCGCCCATCGTCGCCCACAGCAGCGCCGTCTGGGACAGGGACCGGATGTCCTGGAAGCCCTGGCCGGCGAACTGAGCCTTCCAGGTGACCATGTCGGACAGGCCCTGCTCGACGTACGCGACCGACCTGGAGTCCGACGCGTAGGTGATCTTCGCGCCACGGCGAAGGCTCAGGTTCCCGAACGACGTCGACACGCTTTCGCTGTTCATGAACGCCATCTGGTCGGCGACCCCGCCGACGCCGGAGTTGGACCATCCGGTGATGCGCCGGAACTGCCGGGCCGTGCCCTGGCCCTTGCCGCGGGGGATGCTGTTCCGCAGCGGCGTCTGCCGCGGCACGAGCAGCTTCGCCGGGGCCTCCAGGTCGTACGGGACGAGGCCGCTGCTGTTCGGGAAGGTCAGCGACCAGTCCTTGCCCAGGTCGGCCGTGGCCGCCTTCAGGCTGTCCAGCTCGCCCTGGATGCTGGCCAGCACGTCCGGCGCCAGGCCCTTGGTGATGGCCTCGACGCGCTCGGCGATCGCCTCGCCCTGACCGGTGTTGACGATCCCCTGGCCGGGCACGAACGTACGGCCGCCGGCCTGCGCGCGCTTGTGGCACTCGGCGAGGGTGGACTTGTACACCTCGAACCGCTCGGCGACCTCGGTGCCGGAGCGGGCGTCGGAGAACATATCCGACGGCTGGGGCGCTGCGTATCCCACAGGAAACTCCTGGTTGCTGGTGTGGTTACTGCGACTGACCGGCGGCGGCCTTCCGATGTTCGGCGGCCAGCTTCCGGTATCCGGCGGCGGCGTTCGGGTCCTGCACCCGGTCGGCCATCTGCTCGTAGTAGGCGGCCTTCTCCAGGTCGGTGCCGTTCGCCTGCTTCCGGGTGGCGGTGGCCGTGATGACCGGTCCGCCGGGGAGGGGGGTCGCCTTCACCTTCGCCAGCTCTGCCGCGAGCGCGTCGATGCGCTCCTGTGCGGCCTTGGTGGCCTCCGTGACTGCACCCTTCACGAGATCAGCGATCTCGTCCTTCGACACGGCCGGGGCCGCGTCGGTGGTCTTGGTGACGTCGGGTTCGACGTCCTTCCAGTCGTCCGGGAGGAGGTCGGTCGCTCCCAGCGCGCGGGCGCGGCGCTTGATGTGCGCCTTCGCCGCGGCGGGGTCCTTCGCCCGGCCGACTGCCCGAATCGCGTTCTTCAGGTCCTGCACCGTCTTGATCGGGAACGACCCGTCGGGCATCGCCTGGCCCTCGTCGGCCGCGGCCTCGCGTTCCTTCTGGCTGAAGTCCCGCTTCGCCAGCTCGCCGAGCGCCGCCTTCATCTCGGGTGAGAGCGCCTCGACCTCGGCGGGGGTGTAGCCGAACTTCGCGGCCAGCGCCACGTACGCGATGCCGTCGTTCATTTCGGTGCCGGCCTCCGTGGCCTGCTCGCGGCGAAGCCAGCACTTCAGGCACTCGACTGCGTTGACGAGCAGGCTGATGTCGCACGCCTCGTCGAGGTGCCCGGCGGCGAGCTCCTGCGCCTCCATCTGGATGAGCTTCGCGAGCAGCGCGATGGCCTCTTTGCCGCCCTCGATGTCGGCGGTCTCGTCGACCTGCCCGTCCGGGCCGATCGCCTTCGTGACGAGCTCGACGGCCTTGTCGCGGTCGGACGGCTCGGCCTCGACGGGCGCCAGCGCGGCGTCGGCGCCGGCCGCCTTCGCGATCGCGAGTGTGGCCGTGGGGTTGCACGGCCGGTCCACGTAGGAGACCTCGACGATCTGCCCGCCGACGATCCGGCCGCCCGGCGCCTGCGCGTCCTTGACGACCTTCGCGTTCTTGATTCCGACGCTGTAGCCCTTCAGCGCCCCGGCCTCGATCTTCTTCGCGGTGCCCTCGTCGACGACCTTGGACTTGACCATCCAGTCGTCGCCCTCGGCCGCGAGCTCCAGGCCGACGCCGGCCGCGATCGGCTGGTGCATCTCGCGGAGGTTGCCCCACGTCATCCACTCGGGCATGGCCTGCTTCAGCCACTCCGGGTCGCAGACCTGCTCGTCGAGGTCGACGTCGGGGCCGGTGGCCTTGCCGTAGACGATCAGGTCACCGTTCTCGTCCCGTTCGGCCTTGGTGATGTCGGCCGCGAAGGCGTGCGTGATGCTCATCGAGTCTCCTACTTCTTGCCGTGTTCGCGGCCCGGCCATTCGCCGGTGGCTTCCTTGTGCCTGTTCGCGCAGTAGCCCTTGGCCTGCTCGGGGTTCATGTGTTCGCTGGCGATCGCGACGCACCGGGCGAAGTCGCCGTCGGTGCCCCAGCCGATCCGCGCCGCGCCCTCCCCGCGTACGAACCAGTGCCGGAGCTGCTCGGCGTTCCCGCGGTTCCGATCGGCGCCGCCCGCCTTACCAACGTCGAGCACCGGGGCGATCGCGCACCGGCAGTTCGGATGCTGCGGCGGGGCGTCCACGCCACCGGCGAAGTGCTGGCCCCGGTGGATCGGACCCTCCTCGGCGTTGCCGACGCAGATCGGGCAGGCGTCCGTCGGCGCGATCATCCACTCGACCCGGTCCACGCCCGCATCCCGGTACGTGTCGACCGACGCCTGTGACTGCGCGCGAGCGACCTCCGTACGCGCGACCATCTCGGCGCGGCCCGGATCGTCCAGGACGTCACGGAGGTCCCGGGCGAGCCGGTCGGTGGACCACCCGTCGCGAAGGGCCTCGGCGAGGACCTGGGCGAGGTCGTCGAGCCGGGTCTTCGCGATCGAACGGATCGTGTCGACGCCGTAGTGGTCGAGGAGGTCCTGCAGTCCGCGCGCGCCCCCGATGAGCTTCCGCGCGGCAGCAGGGTTCCCCGGCGTCCAACCCGACCAGTCCGGGCCCGCGGCGGTGAGCAGGCCTGTGGCGGACACGTGCCCGACTAGCCACGCCTCGACCCACGCGTCCCCGAGCACGGGCCGGAGCGCCGCCGTCAGGCTCGCGAACACACCGGCGGCCTCGGCCCACTGCTGCGCTGCCGCCGCACCGGCTGCCGCGCCGGCAGCGCCGCCCGCGGTGGCCGCTCCGCCGGTGTCGGCCGGGTCGGCGGACTTCGCTGTGGTGCGGCCGTTCAGCCAGTCGGCGGCGAGCTGCTCGACGTCGACCGCGTCGGCCAGGGCGCGGCGTACGGCGTCGGCGTAGTGCGCGGCCAGGGCCTCGTCATGCTCCCAGCCCGGCCACCCTTTTGGGCCGGCATCACCCGCGGCCTTGAAGGTGACGCGGTCGTCGTCGGCGAGATC